CGGGAACACTCTTGCTTACAGCAAGACGTTCCCTGAGAGGTACAAACGTTTAGTGGATAATGGGATTACTGGGAAGAATATTGCCTCGTATTCTACGGCGTACAATCGTGGTGATTTAGTTAATAAGATTATGGAGCAATCGTTAGTTCCTGTTCATATTTTAAATATGGATATTCATCAGGAAGCTATCAATATACAAGCTGAGCTTATGCGGGATGCTAAATCAGAAACTGTTAGACAGAAGGCGGCTGAGTGCTTGATTATGCAACTTAAAGCCCCTGAGTCAGCTAAGATTGAGATTGATGTCAATTACTCTAATGATTCTATTGATGAGCTGCGTGCAACTACACGAGCTTTAGCACAACAACAAATGAAGCTTATCGAGAGTGGAGCTGTTACGGCACAAACTGTGGCACATTCTGATATTATTGCTCGGAAGAAACCTGAAATTGAAACGGAGTATGAAGAGCTATGATGGATATTATGTTAGGTGTGCTGGGTATGGGCGCTATGGGTGCTATGTTTTATATTGTAAGTAAATGGCTTAATGAAAAATGGTAGAACTAATAATGTTAGGATTACTTTTGGGATTGGGGTTAGGCCTGATAATCGTTATAGATAATTTATGGAGGAGATAGATGATTCATTGTATGGCAGATTGTTTAGGTAAATTGAGAGCTATTAAACTAATGGCACAGGCGGGGATTAATGAATCAACTGACCAACGGGAAAGAAATAGGTTTGAGCAGATCTCTATGGAGGTAAGCTACTTATTAGTAGAAGCTGAGTCAGACGCTAATTCTGGGGATAGCTTTCTACGTAACCGTTCTGAAGAGGAGTAGATGTCTGAGCTAATTAAAAAGGATGTAGATGAGTGGCTTAATGATATAAGTTATGAAGAGGACCCTACATATACGCCTAGTGAGTTTGCATTAGAGTTTATTAGCTTTATTAAGCTAGTTAACGGTGAGGATGGTGAGGAGCACAAGTCTCCTGTGATTCATTACAGAATGTTAGACAATGTTGGTGGTATGAAGGAGAATATCGCTAATATGTGTTCTCGTGGTTTAGCTAAGACTACAGTACTGGGTGAGTATTTATTCTTGTACATAGCTACGTATGGCAACATACCTGGGTTTGGTAAGGTAAATCTAGCTATATATGTGTCTGATAGCATGGAGAACGGTGTTAAGAACATGCGTAAGAACGTTGAGTACCGCTACCATAACAGTGACTTCTTGCAAAAATACATACCTAAGATTAGATTTACTGATGCTAGAATGGAATTTGAGAATGCACAAGGTAAACAGTTTGTTGTTAAGATGTATGGTGCTAAAACTGGTGTTCGTGGTGCGAAAGAGATGGGACAACGTCCTACATTAGCTGTGTTAGATGACTTAATCAGTGATGATGACGCTAGATCGCCTACGGTTATTGCCAGTATTGAGGATACTGTGTACAAAGCTGTAGATTACGCACTACATCCTACTAAAAAGAAGACTATTTGGTCTGGAACTCCCTTTAATGCTAAAGACCCTTTGTATAAAGCAGTAGAATCAGGCGCATGGCACGTCAACGTGTACCCAGTGTGTGAAAAGTTTCCTTGTGCAGAGGATGAGTTTAAAGGTGCTTGGGGTGATAGATTCGATTACAGGTATGTTACGGCCCAATATGAGAAGGCTAAGAAGACTGGTAAGCTAGATGGCTTCAACCAGGAGCTTATGCTACGTATTATGTCTGAAGAGGAACGTCTAATTAAGGACAGTGACATGATATGGTACAAACATGCTAATGTTAAGACGAACCTGGGGGCGTTTAACTTCTATATTACTACTGACTTCGCTACATCTGAGAAGGAAAGTGCTGACTTTAGTACGATTAACGTGTGGGCGTACAACAATAACGGGGATTGGTTGTGGGTAGATGGGTTTTGTAAGAAGGCCTTGATGAATGAATCTATAGATGAGCTGTTTAGATTAGCTCAGAAGTATCATCCTCAAGAGGTGGGGGTGGAAGTTACTGGTCAGCAGGGGGGTTTCATTGCTTGGATACAGAATGAGATGATGAATCGTAATAACTACTTTACTTTAGCTTCAGGCCGTGGGAAGACCTCTCCAGGAATACGTCCTAATAAGGACAAGATGAGCCGATTCCAGCAAACTGCGGTACCACTATTCAAAAGCGGTAAGATATGGTTTCCTGAGGAGCTGAGGGACTCTGCTGAGCTATCTGAGATGATAGATGAGCTGTCATTAGCAACTATCAAGGGATTTAAGTCTAAGCATGATGACCAGATAGATAATATCTCTATGTTAAGTGAGTTTAATGCGTGGAAGCCTAGTGAAGTCTCAACAGATGAGCATAGTAAAGATGGTAGTATGTTATGGGATGATGAGGAGCCTGATAACGGAGGAGACAGTTCTTATTTTGTATAAAGTAACTACTCAACTACACAACGTGGTATGATAAATACCATAAGTATTTATTTAGGGGAAACCTTTTGAAAGTTTACGAGTATATGGACTTCTTAGTTAATGGTGAGATTAGCCAGTTAGCTACATCAGATGTTGGCGACTTAACTCCTGGAGCAGCCGCTCCTACTACAGTGCAGGCTAAAAATAGAGACAAGCTTCGCTCGTTTATTAACTTAGCTAACATCGAGTTGCATAAGAAGTTCAACATACTACAAAAAGATATGGAATTAGACTTCGCACTTAACGGTGAAGAGTTTAATCTGCCAGATGACTTCTTGCATGCTACTAGTTGTAGCTTCACAGATGGCGAAGAGATTGCTATTAACAATGATAAAAAGCGTCTAGTAAATGAAGTGGATGTAAACGTATCTGTAATATTCAAAGACCCATCTAAGCTAGTTATTAAAGGTACAGATGAGGACGGTAGGAAAGATATGCTCGTTACGTATACTGCTTCACCTAAATTAGCTAAGAGTATCACAGTAAACTTACAACTACCTCAGATATACACAGAGGCGTTGCTTAACTATGTAGCTTACAAGGCGCATGCTACGATTAGTGGTGACATGAAGGCTGAGAACAACACATATTACTTACGTTATAACGAAAGCTGTAAACAGATCAACTTATTAGGACTACGTAACCCGGATAACTTAGATGCTAATACTAAATTAGAAGATAATGGCTTTATCTAAGAAACTAGTGTTATAATAAAGACAAATTTATTGCATGCCAAATGCTGAGAACAACCTCCAGGAGGAGTTAAATAATGGCTTATTACGATACAATCAACCTTGTTGCGGGTGATGACAAACCAGAGCTTAACTTTACGTTAAGAGACTCAAACACCGCTGCGACAGGTGCAACCCTTGATGAAGATGATGCCACTACGTGGGCACCTATCGACCTTACAGGGCAAACCGTAAGAGTACATTTTCGCCTCCTAGGAAGTTCTGCAGTTTTGGATACTATTACTTGTGGGTTAACTGCACCGTACACTTCAGGTAAGTGTTTCATGCAGTGGAATCCCACAACTTTAGATGTTGATGCTGGTACTTACGAAGGCGAGATTGAGGCAGAAGACTCAACTGGGCGTAAGCAAACCATCTTTGATAAACTAAAGTTTAAGGTAAGAGCAGACTTCTAGTACAGTGGCTATACGCGCCTCAATATCCTACGCATCACTGCAAGCTAGTGTATCGTCAGCTAAACCAGCTGCGAGTATTACATATGAGTTAGCTAACGCTACAGGTATATGGACTGACCCAGACTCTAAGAATAGAGTGCTTAAGGATGAGTTTCCTTTATCAGACGTACGCTTCAACCTTGTAGAAAAGAATTTAACAGATAGTGTACCTCTAGTAGATGTTAGCGCCTATGACTTCGCTGCATTAAAAGCAGATAGCTTTACCTTTGCTGATACCTTCGCAAGGGTTGTAGCATACCACCGTAGCTTCACTGACGCCTTCACTCTAGACGACCTAAGCCAAATTGATAAAGACTTCTATGGTAACAAGGGCAACATCTTTGCTTTCACAGACATCATAGGGCTAACTTACAATAAAGTCTTCACAGACAGCTATACGGTAGGTGATGTAGTTTCAGTGGTTAACACCTTCAAACGTGAATTTACTGATAGCGTAGTTCCAGGGGATACCTCGTATTTAGACATCTCTAAAATATCAGATGATGACTTCGTGTTCGCTGATTCACAGGCTAAAGCATCTAGCAAAGCTACTACAGATATCTTTAGCTTTAGTGACATCCCCTCTGTAGGAACATACTTACCGAAATCAGATGACTTTAGCTTATCTGAGATGTACTTAACCGCAATTACTAAGCACGTTACAGATGCTTTTGTTCTAGACGATGCTACACAGGTAAACAAGGATTACTCAGGTAACAAAGGAAACCTCGTAGCGTTTACAGATGTATTAAGCAGAGTACTGCAGTACAAGCGTGCCTTTTCAGAAACACTAACCTTTACTGATGTACCGGCGTTAGGCCTGCAAAAGAAAGTTAGTGACATGTTTAGTGTCTACGATGAGAAGTCAAACCCTCTAAATGCTAGCACATTAAATGCACAATCGTTTAACGCACAAGAGAACCCTGTACTAATTACCACAGGGATAGGTAGTAGTGACGGTGTAGGCTTTACCGAAGTAGCAGCAGTTACCCAAAGTAAGGCACTAACCGACTCCACTGTAGTCGATGACACAAATGCGATATTAGTAAGCAAGCCTAAGACCGATTCCTTCGGTGTGTCGGATGACAGCTATGTTAGTAGCGGGGTTAACCCTTCGGACAGCATTTCGTTCGGGGACTCGTACGAAAGGGTACTAAGTAAAGTATTAAGTGACGCCTTTGTTTTAGATGACGCAGCGCTAATCAACAAGAACTATCTTGGTAACAAGGGCAACCTAATTGGGTTATCAGAGTTGGTAGCGTTAGTTACTACATACAAGAGAACTATAAGCGACTCTGTTGCTTTTAACGAAACCCTTGATACAGTATTCAACAAAAACGAAACAGAAAACATCACACTAAATGAGTTAACAGGAGTTACCTCTAGTAAAACACTAGGTGAAAACTTCACATTTAATGATGGTTATGGTTTACAATTAGCGAAACACGTTACTGACGCCTTCACACTAGATGATGCTGCGTTAGTGGACAAAAACTATATTGGAAACAAAGGTAACATAATGAGTTTAAGCGACCTAGTTGAGGTTAATCTCATACGTAGTAATCAACTAGGAACGAGAAACTTAAACACAATGCCATTTAACTAGGAGAAAGACAAATGATTAACGATAACTTTGCACTAACAGGTGCTTTAACAATCGCAGTAAATAACGAAGTAGTACAGAAGACTGAGAACTTAGTAGTCTTAGTAGGTAAGAAGTGGGTTGCTAACCGTCTTAAGGACACAGGCACATCACCTACACACACGATTAAGTCAGAAATGTCACACATGGCTATTGGTACTGATACTAACCCTATCGGTACACACCCTGTACTAGCATCTCACACAGCTTTGGTTACAGAAACAGACAGAAATACTTTAACTACTGATGGTGGTACTGTTACTGATAACACTATTGAGTACGCATGTACTTGGGCAGCAACAGACGGAACAGGCGCTATCACTGAAGCAGGTATCTTTAACGCTGCAACAGGTGG